AAGTCGCAACAAGGGATTATGGCAATCAAACGGGTACTTATATTTGCACTTTAGACAATTATCATCAAGATCCAGACGTAGTTGACTACTCTACAAGTGAAAATCCACCTGAACATAAGTCACATAACCTTATTGAACTTGATAATGGGCAGTTTTGCCTCTATCCAAACAATCGAACACGTATTTTTGATAATAGTTTAACACCCGAAACACCAAAAATACCCGATTTTAAGGTTTCAACCGTATTTTACCAAGTTGAAAACGGTCATGATCGAGATGGACTCGGAAATGACGAAAATTATTTTTGGAAAACGTCAAAAGAACGCAAAAATGACTCAGAAATCGCCTAAAAAGGCGATTTTTTTATGTTTTTTTGTAATTAAAACTTCAAGTATAAATAAATCTAGCAAACTGTTTACTAAATTGAATGAAAACTAGGATATCTAGGTCATTTAAGGATATTAGCCTATCATTTGAACCTCATCCAGTCACAGGAGACCTTACAGTCATCAAAGATGCGAACGCAATTAAGAGATCTGTAAGAAATTTAGTGCAAACTATACCCAGAGAACGGTTTTTTAACTCAAATTTGGGAACTGACATAAGAGGTAGTCTTTTTGACTTCGTTGATTTTGGTACTGCATCTGTTATACAACAACAAATACAGACTACCATCGAAAATTACGAACCAAGAGTAGATAATTTAGAAATTGAAGTCCTTCCTAGACCCGATAGTAACGAATTTGAAGTAAATATATTTTTTGATATCGTTGGACAACAGTTTCCTTCACAAGCATTCCAGTTCATATTAGAAGCCACACGATAATATGCCATTTACTAAATTTTCAAACTTAGACTTTGACCAAATAAAAACGTCGATCAAGGATTATCTACGTGCAAACTCAGATTTTAGTGATTTTGACTTTGAAGGGTCTAATTTTTCTGTTTTAATCGATACTTTAGCATATAATACTTATATAACTGCAGTTAACTCAAACTTAGTTGTAAATGAATCATTTTTAGACTCTGCAACAGTAAGAGAAAATGTAGTTTCACTCGCAAGAAACATTGGATATGTTCCTAGATCTAAAACTGCAGCAAAAGCAACTATATCCTTTCCTATTGCATCAACAGATAAGACACAACCCTCCTCAGTGACCCTCAAAGCAGGTCTAGTATGTATTGGTGCAAGTAATGATATAACATATACTTTTTCAATTCCAGAGGATATAACCACCACTACAACAACAACGTTTGATGATGAAGGAAGCGTAACAGGATATACTGCTAATTTTAATTCAATTGAAGTTTTACAAGGTACATTTTTAAGAAAATCATTTACTGTTGATGGATCTTTGGATCAAAGATTTATATTAGATAATCCATCTATTGATACATCAACAATTGTAGTTTATGTAAAAGACGTATTAGATGGTGCGGATAGAGGAATACTATTCTCTAAAGTAGATAATATTTTAAATATTAAACCATCATCTACAACATTTTTATTACAAGAAGTTCAAGATGAAAGATATGAACTTCTTTTTGGTGATGGTATTTTTGGTAAAAAATTAGAAAATGGTAAAACAATAGATGTTAGTTATATTGTTACTGATGGAAAGGATGGTAATGGACCAGAATTATTCTCATTTGCAGGAACAATAGAAACATCCAATGGAGATACTGCTTCTTTAAGTATCACTCCATCTATAACAGTAACCTCAGGTGCTTCTAATGGGGGTAATATTGAATCTGTAGACTCTATTAAGTATTTTGCACCTAGACTCTATTCATCACAGTACAGGGCGGTTACAGCAAGGGATTATGAGGCAATAATACAACAAATTTACCCAAATACTGAAAGTGTATCGGTAGTTGGTGGGGAAGAAATAGATCCACCTCAATTTGGAACTGTTTTTATTACAATAAAACCACAAAATGGTGATTTTGTATCAGATTTTGATAAAGAAAGAATATTATCAGATTTAAAAAATTATTCTTTAACAGGAATTAACCAAAAAATAGTAGATCTTAAAATTCTTCATATTGAATTAGAATCTTTCATCTATTATAACTCCTCAAAGGTTAAAGATATAAATGGATTAAGAACAAAAGTAATTAGTGGTTTAACAGAGTATTCTAAATCAACTGAAATTAATAAATTTGGTGGTAGATTTAAATACAGTAAAGTTTTGAGTGTAATTGATAACATAGAAGATTCTATAACTTCAAATATAACAAGAGTGAGAATTAGAAGAAATTTAAATGCACTTATAAATCAATTTGCACAATATGAACTTTGTTTTGGTAATGAATTTAATGTTAAACCTGAAGGTTTAAATATTAAGAGCACTGGATTCACAATATCTGGTGTATCTTCACCTGTATTTTTAACAGATACACCAAATGCTGATAGAAAAACTGGAATAATCTCTATCGTTAGAAGAGATTTTGTAGATAGTGAAAAAATAGTTATCGTAGAGAATGCAGGAATTGTTGATTATATAAAAGGAGAAATTAATTTAACAACAATTAATATAACATCAACCGATAAACCAAATAATATTATAGAGATTCAAGCTTTTCCAGAATCTAATGATGTCATTGGACTTCAGGATTTATACTTAAAATTTAACATTGCTGCCAGCACGATAAATATGGTTAAGGATACTATTTCATCAGGTGATCAAATATCTGGTGTTGGTTATAAGGTCACATCAAGTTACACAAACGGAGAATTAATAAGAGGATAATATGATAAGCACTGGTATTGATAAAAGAGTCAAAGTTCAACAAATAATTGAAAATCAATTACCTGAGTTTGTTTTAAGTGAATCTCCCAATACGGTAGATTTTTTAAAACAATATTATATTTCTCAGGAGTATACTGGTGGTCCTATTGATTTAGTAGATAATTTAGATCAATATTTAAAGTTAGATAACTTGACTCCAGAAGTCATTGAAGGGCATACGAATCTTTCAGTTGGCATTGGAACTATAGATAAAACTATATCAGTTGTATCTACAAAAGGATTTCCAAGTGAGTATGGTTTATTGAAGATTGGAAATGAGATCATAACATATACTGGTATAACTACAAATACTTTTACTGAATGTCATCGTGGATTTAGTGGAATAACAACATATAGAGATATTAATAATCCATCAGAGATAATTTTTTCAGATTCCTTTGCAGAAACTCATGTTGAAAATTCTAAAGTACAGAATTTAAGTGCGTTATTTCTACAAGAATTTTATATAAAATTAAAGAAAACTTTTACACCTGGATTAGAAAACTCTAATTTTATAACAAACTTAGATGTAAATAATTTTATAAAAGAAGCAAGAACATTTTATGAATCAAAAGGTACAGAAGAATCTTTTAGAATTTTATTTAATGTTTTATATGGAGTAAGTCCAAAAGTAATTGATCTTGAAAAATACTTAGTAAAACCATCTTCTGCAAGATATTTAAGACGTGAAAGGATAATAGCAGAAAAACTATCTGGTGATCCTTTAAAACTGCAAGGACAAACAATAACAAGATCAACAGATTCAGAAACTACTGCTTCAATTTCTGAAGTTGAAATATTAACTGGTATAAGTGGAATATCTACTTCAAGTGAATATTTCATTCTAGATCTATTCGTAGGTTATAATGATGAAGAATTTGTAACTGGAACTTTTGATGTAACAGGTAAAACTAAAGTAATTAATACCATAAGTATTGGATCATCAGTTATAACAGTTGATTCTACTATCGGTTTTGGTGCAACAGGTACTGTGCTTGCTGGAGTGAATACAGATATTACATATACTGATAAAACTATAAATCAATTTTTAAATTGTTCTGGTATTAATACTGCAATAAGTTTAGGTTCTGATGTCATTGCAGATGATAAAGTTTTTGGATATGAAAATGGAGATCTAACTAAAAAAGTTGAATTAAGATTAACTGGAGTTTTAAAAGAATTCATCCCATCTTCTAATAACAAACTTTCGTTAGAGGGTGAAACAATTACTATTAAAAGTATTGGAGAATTAATTGAAAATCCTAATTCAGATAAATCTCAAAAAGAAATATTTGCAAATTCTTGGAATTATAATACATCTAGTACCTATAAAATTCAAGATTCAATTAAAGGAAAAACTTCAAGTTTCAAATTGAAATCTAAAATTGAAGATACAAGTTTAAAATTAGGTGATACAATTCAGTTTTTGAAAAAAACTAGTGATCCATTTTCCTTAGGACAAGTTATTGATACTGCAAAAATCAATTTAGTAACAAAAGAGAATAATACAATATACCTTGATAAAACAATATCGGATAATGGGAATGATTTAGGAATTTCAACCCAATATTCAATTAGAAGAGTTCTTAAAACAGCATCTAGTTCAAATGATCTTCTTGAATTTGAAGGTTTAACATCAGATGTTCAAAATGTATATAATGAATCTGATGAAAGTTTGTATGTTGCAAGTGGGTCACTGCCATCTTATGAAATTACTAAAAATATTGATATAGCTAGCATTTCATCAGTAATAGAAAATGATACTGTTCAAGATTTTAATTCACTATCTGAAAAATACTCAACGATAGCATTCACAAACCCTGTTCCGTTTATAACAGGAGATAAGGTATTTTATGATCCTAAATCAAATCCATTGGTTGGTATATCTTCAGGATTTTATTTTGTTAAAAATGTAGATGGAACAAAAAATAAAATAAAATTATTTCAGTCACCTGCTTTTATTGCGTCAAATTCTTTTATTGAGTTTGGTGTTCCAAAAGATTCCAATACACAACATGATTTTATTTTAGCTGATCATTATGATAAAAAAATTACATCACAAAAGATATTAAAGAAGTTTCCAATAGAAGTTAAACAAAATTTAGGTAAAAATGTAAAAACAATTCCTGGTTCAGTAGGAATGTTAAAGGATGGTACTGAAATTGAAAATGGTAGATCCACTGATAGTATTTTTTATGGTTCAATAAGTG